CGCTGCTGTTGTTCCATTCGCTCCCCGTGGACCTCCTGAAAGGGTTTCGGTGTCAGTATCATTTGCCGTAAAGCCAATGTCTTCTGTGTCAATTCTAATTTCACCTGAAGTGGGAAAGGCATCTGAAGCGGTTAAGACCACATCAGTTGTACTCGTATCCGTTAAAGCGGTTGCCAGAGTAGTTGTCGCTGGACCCGAAGATGTTCCTGACCATTGACCGGTTCCAAAACCATAGCCTCCTAATTGTTGAGCCGGCCCTACGGTATAATAAGTTTGACCTCGTGCACTTCCCACATTGGTTGTGGTTCCTGTGGTTTCATTAGAAGCCATCGTCACGGTAATCGTCGTTGCAGTCGGCACAGTTGTGGCCATGAATTTTTTATCTTCAAAATCAGACGTCGCAAAGCTAGAACCGGTAAGCGTCGTCACCGTATCTAAATAGACAATATCATCTTCTGACATACCGTGTGCAGAAGGAAAAGTAATAGTAATAGTGGCACTTGAATCAGTTGTAGAAAAATCACACCCTGTAATCGTATTCTTGATGGGATGAATGTCGTAGTATTGTCCGCCTGAATAGACGTATAAAATTCGGTTAGTGCCAATCGCAGCATATTTAATCCCTGCGTTGTCATCAAAATGGTGAAGCGCTCTGCCCGCACCTGTTAGTTTATGTTCACCGAGTTGTTGCCACCCTCCTATTTTTTCAGGAGTGCCATATCGAAAACGAACAAAGTCTCCTCCTGTCCATTGCGCTTCGGCACCGGTAGGAGTCACTTGTTTATTGAATCCGGGTTGAAAGCTTACTTTTTGTAGCATAGAAAATTCCGTTTCTATTACAAATATACTAGATCGGGTTACAGATCAACTACTTAGGAATGCCCAGTATAGGGCGCTTATCAAAGAGATTCGTTTTAGCAAATGGACCATTGGCATGATTATAATGCAGGAAGACTTGAGAGCAGACGTTGCCTTGAAAAGGTTCTCGCCAATGTTCAAGTTCTACACCTGAATAAATAAGCATGTCTCCTACTTTTAAATCCACTCGTATACCCTTAGGAGCTCCGGGTTTAATGGTTTGTTTAAATTCATCAATGACAAAGTCAGCCCCCGATGGATCAAGAAAAATAGGCCATTCGTCACCGCCTAGATGAAGAGTGGTAGAAATCTCACAGCTGGGTCTATCCTTATGTCGTTTTAAAATATTTCCTTTTTCATAGAGGCGTGTGTAAGAGTACGTTGGAACTAAATCCATTCCTGTTTTTTCTTTCATAATAGGTCTCATATACTGAAGCAAAGTTTCCATGACCCAGTCTGCATATTTAGAATAACAACCAGGAACTTGAGGGTCCGTTCTTTCCCCTATGAAAGGATTAGCTAGATTCACTTTATTATGTTTCATCATAAAATCTACAGCGTCCCGCTGTAGCATCATATAATTAAAGATAAAGTTAGAGAGCTCTTGCGAAAGAGCTTCTCGAATTACTTGGTATTTTTTTGTTTTAAAACTCATTTATCCACCTGAATAAAATTAAAAGAGACCGATACCCGCCAGCCTTTTTCTCCTTTTTCTTTGGACCCATTCATTTCAACACCGTGCGTCAACCATGCCGGAAACATAATCATCTGTCCTTCGATCGCTGGGTAAATAACCAGGCGCCATAAGGCTCTGGGTATTCCTTTCACTCGTCGAGGTAAAATAATATTAGGTCCTGGTCTCGGATCTTCGACAAATAAACTACCAGAATTCTTAGGAACCTTGACATAATAGACACCCGACCATTGAGAGTTGGGATGAATATGTTGCTTGTTATAAGACCCTGGATAATTAATATTGGCCCACATATTGCCGAGTCCAGGCTTGGGCTCCATACCATAGTCTTTAAAGATTTCATGTTGCATGGTGAAAAGTTCATCGGTTAAAGATTTATATTCTTTTTTAAAATTCATATCGGTTGGGCTGTGCCAACCTCCTCCTGCATTCGTTTTTGTTTCACTCTTGTCTTTTTTACTCCAGGCTTTAATGAGGGGAAATAAATAGTTGTTCATCTTTTGAGGATTAGGCACCATTTTAAAATAGACAGGAGTCGGGAATAAAATTTCTCGCTTCATTTAAACGGAGGCCCTCCGAACCATTGAACTAAAGACCGTCTGATTCCTTTCTTCACTTTAGCCACGCGATGACGAATCATACTATTAAAAAAAATAGCTTGTCCTTGTATAAGTTGAGGAGGTTTATTGCCTTCACTCATAAATTCTAAATCGCCTCCTTCAAATGCAGAAGCATTAGAAAGCAAGATGGTCATGGATATTTTTCTAACGGGAGGCTCATACTGACAGTTCACTTCCGCATCCATGTGCCAGTCATAAAATCCTCCTTTAGGATATTCGGTAAATTGTGCAGGCTCGGTAATCGTCATACCTTCATAACCAAAATGATTACCGTTCACTTGCAGCATAGTGCGTTCAATTATTTTATACATGTCCGGCATCACTTTAAAAGGAATCCAGCTGATGGTTGTAATACGCTTTTTAGTGTCGTATTTTCCATTTTTAATGCCTTTTTTATCTCCTACCTTAGCGTCTTCAGATTTTTGCTGATGACCTACGTTAATAATGTTTTGGCATTGTTGAGGGGTAAATATAGGCTCTACCGTATTAGCCATCAAAGATTTCCATTTAGGTTCAAAGATCATAATCCAAAAATATCCAAAACAATTGCCGTAGCAATAGTAATCCGTGTTTTTTTGTTTATTTGTGTTATTTCTGGACAATGCAACAAATCAGAAGGCCAAAAAAACCATGTATTAAGTTGAGGTTTTAAATAAATCTTTAAATGCTTTACATCAAACATTGTTCCAATTTTCGTATCAGTTAGGTACAGAAGACTAGATATTTCCAGAGTGTTATCTTTAAATTTAGCGTGATGATGCCAAATTGGGGCAGGTTTTTCATTAGCTAAAGAAATAAAAGCCCACATTCTAAACTCTAATACTCTATGCTCTATGTCATTTGTAGAAGATTTAGAATCTTTTAAATATTTTTTTAAATTTTTAAAATAAGATGATCCGAATTCAGGAAAATGATGGTGCAGCTGAGAACCAGTTTGAAGAATAGGATGAATGCAAGTTGGAAAATCAGGGCAACAAGGAAATTTTTTTTGATAATTTATAATGTCCTTAATTAATTTTTTATTATTTTTATTATCCTCTACAGGATAAGCTTTAATTAGCATTTAAATCCATGATTTAAGTTTCTCTCCCAATATTTGAGAAGCAATGATGTTTAGAAGTTAAAATATCTTTCACAATTTCCTCTTTTTTATTTTTTAATTCTTTTTTCAAATTAAATTTATAGACGGGTTTATCTTTATCAAAGATCATTGAGCCGTCCTTGAAGCGATCGGGTCATAAGCAACATCCATATTACAAACGAGCGTTCTTCTCTTGGCTTTTTTATTGCTGAAAGGATAAACGACATGTCTCATGTCATAGGGAAAAATATAAAAATCCCCGATCTTTACTTGAGGGGAATAATCTGTAGTTGCAAATTGACCTGCAACATTTCCTAAAATTTGAAGTCGTCCATTCATCGGTTGCTCGGGATGGGTGAGTTCAGGTCCATAGTCTTTGGGAAGTTTAAGAATCATCACGGACGAAAGGCCAGTGAAAATCATGCCCCGGTGAACATGCACAGGATTATAGTCTCCTGCTTTCATTTCATTAATCCAGATTGAATTAATATTCATCTGATATTCACGAGTCTTATTCCATTTTAAATAATGATCAAAAACGGAATGGAACCATTTTAAAATATCCTCGGAGACAAAGCTATGTCGATGCATCTTGCTAGTATCTTTACCATCATAGAATAGGGAGACTTCATCAGGGATCTTGCCTGCGAGTTGCTTGTTGGCATTCGGTAAATGTTTCTTCTGGGTTTCGTAAAGCTCATTGAGTCCCACAAAAACTTCAAGAGGCACCTCATATCTTAAAACCGATTGACCTAAAAATACAAAGTCAAATTGCATTTTACTTCTTTATTTGGTTTTTTTTATCTTTAGAAGAAAGAAGTTCTCCGGATTTTCTCACTCGTTTTAACGTTTCCAATTGCCCTAAAACATTGAAAACTTCAGGCTGGGAAGATCCAGCTGTTAAGGTTAATTTTTGTTGTTCTAGTCGATGCATATACGATTCAGCCTGATGAGTATTTACGTCTTGATCATCAAACTTGCCATCGTTGAATTCTTTTTTAAGTTTAGACCAGGTTGAAATTTCTCTCATTCGAGCTTTAGCCGTCAGTTCCATACCTACTCGGCCATAAAGTTTTTCTTCCAGCTCCACTTGCTTTAATTCTTTTTCTAAAGGATCTTTTTCTTTTTTGATTTCTCGTTGAAGCTTTTTAATCTCGACATCATTCTTTCGGTACTCAAAAGAAAGACGCATGAGGTTTTCAAAATGGGTATTCTGTTCCCGAACCGATTGCCAATACTTTGAGGCATTATTTCCATATTTATTATCGGAGAGAACCGAGAAACGCATTTCGGTTTCCGTTCTAAACATTTGTTTCTTGGCCCAATTGTCCTGAAGTTCAGGAACCATCTTTTTAAATTCACCTACTTGAGATCTATCAAGTAAAACCATAAGGTGTTTGACTTCCTTATCAGCGTGCGGTTGAATATTTCTTTTATCTTTATCCATTCTTTCTTTATTGTACTTTGTTTTTAAGTGGCTGTAAAGGTTACGTTTGATGTTCCATTATATCCTTTTAAAACTGCACTGGCCGTATTATACCAAACTTGTCCTTCGACAGGATTAGACGGATCACTCGCGAGTGATTGTATTTCTATACCTTTAATTGTTATGTAAGTTGCCATTAGCTTGTTGTCACGGTTTTAACTGCATAAACTGGATCGTTCCATTCTTCTGTATTTGTCATAGCTGGTTGTCCTCCGACTGCTAAAGTTGCTGAAGCTGTACCGATTGCTCCTTCTTGAACTCCATATCTTGCCGTAGCCAGTGATGCTGGACTCACAGTCCAAGATGTTCCATCCCATGTATTGGTTGTACCCACAATAGCATAAGGATATGTTTCTCCTCCAAACAGTACTCCAGCAGTTTGAATTCCTGAAGAGCCTGCATTTTGTCTGGCACTATTTACATCAGCGACTTCTGTCCAAGAGGTTCCATTAAAACTTTCGCAAATAGCTGAATATGGAACTCCTGGAACATTTCCAGTTGCAGCGATTGCAGCAGTTGTAGTTCCAAAGCCTACTAGATAATGTCTAGCTGTATTTAGATCGGTTGATGTTTCTGTCCAACTCGTTCCATCCCAACTTTCAACTTGATTTACAGCAGGTCCTGGATAGGTATTACCTGCAATTGCTAATGCTGCTGTAGATGTTCCAGCACTAGAAGCTCCATATCTTCCCGTATTTATATCATTACCGTTTGTCCATGACGTTCCATTCCATATTTCAGTAACTGATGCTGCTGGGGCTGGGACAGGATCACCCGCTACGAAGAAGCAAGCCGTTTGAGTTCCTTGCCCAATCGCATTTGCTCTTCCTGTAGTAAGATTTGCAGAAAGTT